CTTCCGTTGACGTGGTCGATGTTGATGTTGCTTGTAGTGTTGCCCTGTGATTCTCCAATCACAAGGTCGCGGGCGAGAGCCAAGCGTAGCTCTTCGTCCGCGCGTTGACGATCGTCGCGGATACGCCGCTCAATGCGGTCGACTCCGTAGTTCTCGCGCTTCACGAACCTCGTTCGTGCGTATCCGGTGGTGGCCGCTTGGGGAGCGGGACACTCGAAGCGCGCGTTCATGAGGCTCATGAAGCAGTTGACGGTGACTTTCGTTGCTGTGCCAGATACGATCTGGAGTGGCTCCCATGTCATAACGTACACGGTGTACATTTGTGACATGAAAGCTCCCCAGGTCGGCTGGCCGACGTGTCCGACGTCCTCGGATGGGTCGAGAGGCTGCGTGAGCATGAGGTCCACGATGTTAGTGAAGTTGAGCATAAACTCAACGTCGGCGGACTCGCTCGCGTCAAGGAGGACGTGGTCGTATTGGAGCAGGCTAGCTTTGTTGGATAGGTTCGTCGTCTGCGTGATGTCGAACGGGATAGCGACAACGAGAAGCTTGCCGTAGTAATACTCGTTGCCGGTGACGCGGAACTTGAGTTTGATGTCGCCTTTCCAGGTCTGGTAGTTCTCGAACGGGTGAGTGTTCAAGCTGTTGGATAAGGCGTCCGCGGGCAGGTGGAACATGTTGATGATCGTGAGCGGCGTGGTGACAGATGTGAGCCACGAGATGGAAGCGAAGAGGTTATCTCTTCCAACCGCCATCTCGTAGGACCACGGTTGTTCAGCCGCAACGGGTGCGCCGCCAAGAGGCAGAGAGACGCCGGAGTTGGAGGCCACGGCGAGCGTGGCGACATCTCCGACGGCTCCCGTGCCAGATGCGGCGGCGAGCGGGTCGGTGTTCGTCGCGAGTAGCGGTTCTTGCGTGGTGTCGGTGGTTTCTTCACCCTGCGGTTCTCCGAACTCGAGAGGGATTGCTCCCCCTTCGAGGGCGTTGAACATCAGGTGAATGACGAACGGGACGAAGGCTCCGATGGCAGGATTGCAGCATGCCATGGCGCAGTAGGCCGTGAGGATGGTGAAACGATCACGGGCGGTGAAATACTGTCGCCATCGTGCGCACGCTTGGCGTTCGCGCACTAGCATGCGGTGGGCGTGTAGCTTGCGGAAGTTGGGCGTGGAATCGGTTTGTTGCGCCATTTGTGCATCATGAACGCCGTGAGACTTGATCCGAGGCATGCCAATCAACGTTCGTAGAACGGGCAGAGGCTTATCGGGCGCGGTGTCAGGCCTGGCAATCGCGCGTCTCCGAGTGAGGTCCTTCTTCCAGGAGTTACCCAGGTCAGAGCGAATCATGACTTCATAATCCTGGTTGGCGCGGGAAGCAACACTCAGTGCTGTGCAGTCGATTCTTCCGGTATCGCTGAGTCCTGTCGGGATTCTGGCTTCCGTTCCTTGGGCTTCCCCTTCCGCCAGTGGAAGGATGGCCCAGCGTTCTCGCATTTTACCGTTCTTCACGGCAATGTCGAGAGCGACTTCGTCGTAGGTGAAGAGCGTGGGATTGTGGCCGATGGAAAGGAAGGCCGTGCGAATGCGCTTGCGCAGGTCGTCAGAGTACGTCCTACCGTGAAAGTAGGCCATACGAAGGGCGACCTGACAATTGCAGACGCACTGTTCGAGTGGTTCGTCGGTGCGGTGTATCCAGTTGGTGAGCTCCTGGATCGTGTTCTTATCGAGTGTCGCGTGCCACTGTGAGCCATGCCGCTTGAAACCGTTCTTGAGGAACGTCCAGTCGGTGAGCTCGGCATATGGCCGTGGAAGCGACACTTTGTCGGGCATCGTGTACGTGATGTTGTAGCGGGCGAGCGTCTTCGA